GAATCTATGTTTGCTGTACCATCAATAAATAAATCTTGCCATTGTTTTGTTGAGCTACCTAAATCATAAGTATCGTCGTCATCCGGTATGATATTAGAATCAACCTCACCACCAAATACAATGTTATCTGTGTTAGCATCACCAAGAGTTAGTGTGCCACCATTAAATGTTGTCGTACCAGTTACAACTAAATTACCACCAACATCTAAATTAGCTCCTAGTGTAACGTCACCGTCTGCGTCCAGGAATACAGCTTTACTAGAAGGTAATGTGCAGAATACATTTTTTGTACCTGTTGCAAAATCTATTTTAGTTGTGTTACCTGCTGATGTATCGATAACTGTAGTTCGTGTAAGAGTGTCGGGAGACGCGTCACCAATAGTTCCAATACCTATTTCCCACGTGCCATCTGTTGCGTGAACAATAGCATAGTAAGTTGTATTAGTATTACCAATACCTGTTACAAATGTTTCAAAACCAGTTGCTGCACCAGCCAAGTCTAACGCGCCTTGGCCCGTTGTGGTTGAAGTTTCTTTGACTCTATCGTTAAGGACTAATGCCATTCAAACTCCTAACTTAACCTTATAATTGCTGTACTCGTTCCTGCTGCTGGAAATTGTATTGTAAATGTACCTGCGGTTGTTGCAAAGTTACCACCGAAATCTAACCAACAAACTGCACCTGCACTTGCTGACGCTGCTGCTCCTGATGATTGATAGATGAGCGCGTATTGCGCTGTTACTGTTGCTGTAGTCCAAGAAGTATCTGCAAAATCTATAAATGCAGTTGATGCACTTGATCCTCCCGTCACACCATTGTTAGTTAATGTGTTTCCTGCTGCAGTATAACCTGTTCCTGATGCTTCATTTACTGTGTTGTAACCAGTATCCGTTGCTGCTGCAGTACGAGAAGATGTGTACAAACCTATCTTGTATGTGTCACCACCAGATTGAAAATCGTGATTGCCTTTTAAAAGTTGGTCTTTAAAAACATTACTAATTGCATTAGCCATAAAATCTCCTTACGGGTTTCCTGATGGAATTGGTATTCTAACCGTTCCATCTCTGTTATCATCTCTTCTTCTGAAACCCATTTGTTCTGAAGATAAGACTTGAATTGCTCCTTGATAAGACTGTGTATACATAGCCATCATTTCAGGATTTTTTAGAAACTTAAATGCTTCTATAAGGCAGGCATATAACAAAACAGCTGGTGCATTATTACTAATCCAAGTTGTTGCTGTACTTGAAGATAGTCCTGTTGGTTGCGCTACATACGCAAGTTCAATAGTATACGCTGCATTTGGTGTAGGAGCAACAAATAATGTATCTTGATCCCAGTTTGCATAGTATTTTGGTATTCCTGTGCTAGTTCTGTTAGGCCAATATTCTGCCATAAAAGACTGATCTTTTTTAGTTAGAATAACACGTTCGTTATTAGTTAAACCACCTAAAGAACCAGCGGCACTATATATAGCAACTGTTCTAACATATGAAAAATCTGTTGGCACTTGACCAGGTGTTGCAATAAAAGGATCAGATGCTGTTAAGGCCGCCGTAGCATATGCTCTAAATGCATCAGAATCTACTTGTCTAAATATCTTTAATTCTGCATGTTCAATAAAATCATTAATAATGGTCGTTGTTAAAACATTACTATCTGTTTCTGTATAATCTCTTATCTGTGTTACTAGCTCTGAATATGTGGTCATGGTGTTACTGTTGTAGGTCCAGCATAAGCGCGGAACCCTCCTCCTTCTATATTACCAGTTGTCGCTGTGTCTGTCGATACCGTGAATGTGTATGTATCTACATCAACAACAGTTATTGTATAACCAGTGGATTTGTTAATGTTTGTGGCTGTAATACCATCAAAACTAACAGCGTCATAAAAACGAACAGTATCACTACTTGATCTACCGTGACCCGTTTCTGTAACTGTAATAGCACTTGTGCCGGCAGTTCCTGTTTTAAAAGAATTATTCTTTAATAAATTAGGTGCCGCTGTTTCAACTCTATCAGGTCTTGCGTTGGCTAAACCTTGAGCATCTGCTCTATGTATGTTTGGTTCTATTTGTGGGTGTTTGTTTTCAAATTCAGATTTATGCACAAAAGCTCCATTCCATTCTTTAACCATTTCTGTGTATGGAAAGGCCATACCGCTACGGTCAGATATTGCTTTTGCTTTTCTTCCTGATGCATAATTAGACATTTGGGTAATACGCTTTCGGTGTTATAAAAGTACTAGTTGAAGAACCATCTTCAGTTAACGCTCTGTTTAATTCATCTTCATACGTCATTTTTAAAATATTAACTAATTCTGGATTAAATTTTTGTGCTAAATAATAAGCAAGTCCAGAAACCATGCACGGTACAAAACGATAAGGAACATCAGACGCGTTAGTAAAACCTCCCGCATCTTCTATTCTTTTAATGTAATAGATTCTCATATCAGCAGAGGCTGATGTTGAATCAGGTGTAGGGTATATACTTACTGTAACTCTATCAATAAAACGTTGTACATAATATTGGCTAGGTTGACCTTTTGTTAGTTTACCAGACAAAGCAGAATAAGTTGACCTATCGATCTTTGACATAGCTGTGTCGTTCTGTGTTGTTTGAGTTCTGTTTGTTCTGTATGTTGCTTCAAGAACATCATCCATACCAAAAATAGTAGATGGTGTTTGATTGGTTGTAGCTTGTGCCCTATTAGTGTCAGCTGTATCGTCAGCAGCACTTCTAAAAAAGTGGTACTCAGCTTGTCCTTCAATAAGATCAATATTAGTTTCTTGAAGTTGCCAATAGTGTATTCCTCTATTGCCCCATTCTTGAAACATTATATTTAATGAACGTCTTCCAGATTTTAATTGGTAACCAGTAAGTTCTTGCACACCAATTCGATCATATGCTTCTTCTAGAATTTCATCTATATAAAAGCTACTTTCGAACGTTGCTGTTCCTGAAGTAGTGTTTGGCATGAGCTACTCCTTAGTTATAATAAGCTACTACAAAATCACAGTTTGTTACGTCAACAAAGGCAGCAGTTTCAAATCTTACTCCGTCACCGTCAAAACTCATAACTAAAGGTTCATTAGCTGCTGTACCCCATTTTAAATGAATTTTAATTACACCGGCAGCAGAAGTATTATCATAGATTTTTACTTCTCCGTCTGCAGCGCTTGATTGACATTGTATAGATTTAATTCTGATTGGACCAAGATTGGTCGCACTTCCCCCAATTGAGCCTTGTAATCTTCCATCACCTGTTAATGCTATTGATGCTTTTACATCACTCATACTTTAATCTCCTAAATTGTGGGCCCGAAGCCCCACTTATTTATTTTTAGTTTTCGTATACGTTTCTGCTCATGCAAATGTAATGAGTATTTAATGCTTCAGCAGCACCTGCATTTGCTTCAATTCCGTTATAAGGAATTAAATCAATATCATCAGTTAATGCTGTAGATTTAGTAGTACCAGTTGTTACTGCTGTACCACCGGTTGATCCAGAAGTACTTGTAACATTATATTGTATACCGTTTACGAATATAGCAATTTTTCTGTCACTATCTATTTCCATTTTTAAATGATATATAGTGTCCGCTGCTACAGTAATCGGTAATTGAGCGATGTGGTCTGTACCACCAATTGAGTGAACAAAGTGTAGTTTAGTAAAATCAGTAAATGCTTCTGAGTTAGTAGCATCAGTTTGAAATTTAAAATACGCTTGGTCATCATCAGTTGCTATAAGTTGGTCATTAGTTAGTTTTAAACCTGCCCAAACTTTTTGGTTATCAATAGCTGGTAACTGAATAGACGTTTCCCAATGTGTTTCATTCTCTGTTCCCCATAGACAACCTGCCCACGCTGTTGCAGCAGTATCTAAATGAGGTGTAAGTATTGCTTGGTCAGCATCTGCGCCAGCAGTTGTTGCTTTAACTCCACCTGAAGTTCCAGCAAAAGTACATAGTGCAGTAGTCATGTTAGTTCCAAGCGCTTCCCAGTTTCTGTTTAGTGCTCTTTGGACTTCAACTGTTGATACTTGGTCAATGTTTGCATTTAGACCAGGTCTTTGTAAAAACCATTCCTCTAAATAAACTCTTCTAGCATCTTTAGCTGTTGTGCCTAATGTTCTGTTGTGTACTTTACCTGTTGCTTCTTTACTAACAAGTTGTACACCACCCTCAGATCTTAAAGGACCTGAATAAGTTGTATTTCCCATATTTGTCTCCGTTCCGCTAACATAGTCCGAGACTCAGTCTACTGCACGAGTCTATGTTAACTTTTTATAAAGATTGTGCAGTGCGTCCACTATACGCTTTTAAATGTAAATGTGCAAATAAAAAGGGGCCCGAAGGCCCCTTAATATTGTTGTCTTAATCTAGTGATTAAGCACCTGGAGATCCGAAGATACCTCTAGGATCAGAGAAGCCGAAGCTGTATCTTTCCCTAGCTTTATATCTAACGTTTCCAGTATCGAAGTCGCCTTCCATAGCAGTTTTTAAAGCTGCTCTGTTAAACATTTTTAATCCGTTAGGAATGTCTGTTTTAATGAAGAACGCATCTGTATCAGTTAGGTAGTTGTTTACCACATAACCTTGAGGGATCATTCCCTTAGATACAAGTGCATTGATATCATTATCAGCAGTTCCAACACGATTAGCAGTTTTCATTAGTCTTTCAGCTGTGAATTGAAGCTCAGAAGGAATAATCATTTTTACTCCTTTTGCTGCAATCTTTAGACCACGCTCATCAACCATGCCAGCAATGTCAATCAAAGCTTGCTCTAGTGATGTTTCGTTAAGGTCAGCAGAAGTGCTTAACTCATTTTTGAAAGTTCCAGCAATTACTGGGTGGTCAGTAGCACAAAGCTCCTTACCATCACCACCTGTTACTGAAGAGTCAAACGCATTGTTTAATACGTTTGCTGCTTTCACTTGCTTCGTGTTAGCCATAGATCTTGCTAGTGCTTTTGTATAACGCTTAGCGATACTATCATACAGGTTATCCTCAACAGCTTCCTCAGTGATAGAGAAAGCGAGAGCAATTGTCTCGTGAGTGTAACGTGCAGTGAAAGTCTCGTTAGCAGAATCAAAAGATACCGCAGAACCCTCAGGCTTAACTGATGCGTTAGCGAAACCAGCTAACATTACTTCTTCTTCAAAAGCTCTGTCTGAACTTTCAACATCGAAGATTTCCGCATGCTGGTTTTCGTAGTTTTTGTACTCAAGTCCAAATAATGCATTTAGACCTGGCTCTAGCTCTTTTGCTAGTTGTTGTCTTGATATAGCCATTTTTTATGTCCTCCTAAATGCTATTATTATATACCGTCAACTGCTTTTCCATCTTGGTGTTCATTGATAGAAACGATTATGTTAACATTTGCAGAACCAAAATCACTATTATCAGGGTCTTTTGAAAAACCTAAGTGTCTTAGTGTAGCTGCTCCTGCTGCTAAATCGCCATC